ACATTAGATCAAGCATACGCAGCGACTATGGTATCTTCACTTGATTCAAGACCTACAGCTTCAGTTACAATAAACGGTATTACACCAGCTCTTATTGACAACATGTTTATTGTAAATCCGCCTAAGGAAATTAGACAAGAAATAGAAGAAAGTGTCCAAGAAAATGAAGACTCAGGATTACTTGATGTCGATTTTTTAGAGTTCAATGAATTAGAACAAGACGCTTTAAAAGACTCAGAAGTAGACTTAGAGTTCTCAGAACTAGACATTGATTTATTAGATGTTGATTTTTTAAGAGACTTACTTGATGTCATAGAAGAACTAGATAAAACTACTGTTAAATTATCAGACGCACAAGCAACTTCTGGTGGAGATTTTGCACTAAGAGGAGCAACTGTAGGTAAAAACCAAGACAGTCAGTACAATATATTTGTAGAAGATGGCGGTGTAGTATTTTATAGAGATGTACAAGGCGTCATAAGAATTAAAGTCGCAATAGGGAGTAGCACAAAACTAGTAACAAATGTTGAAGGCTATGAAGGAATAATTGATTTAGATGGAGGAGATGATTCACTAATAGTGATAACTCAAGAATAATGGATTTTTGGAAACAAGTGTGGGAATTTTGTAAGTATTCCCCAGGCTTCGCAATAGCATTTTTCTTTTGCGGATATTTATTAGGCCTAGCAATAACTGGCCAACTAGCATGAGTAAAGGAAGTAATAGAAGACCTAAAACTATAACAGACGAACAGTTTCAAGAAAACTGGGAGAATATCTTTGTCCGAAAAAAGACACCAAAACATGGAGGAACTAAAGTGCATAAAGATAAAACTAAATATAATAAAAAATTAAAAAGACAATCAATAAGAGAGAATATGGAACTTGGACTATTAATATCTTTATTCTCATTTTCAGTTCTAAGCATGACTCCTGAAATCTATGCTGGAGATAATCATGTTCATATAGAACAAGTTGGTAGTGGAGACGGAGTAACTTTAAATATTGACCAAGTTGGTTATGGGAATGAAATAAAATTTTCTTTTGCCCATGCAAATAATGTATTTAATTTAACTCAACACGGTTCTGGAAACACTATTTCTTGGGTTCCTTGGTGGGGCTCAGGTAAGAACTGGGGTGGAGACGTTGATGGAACAGGTAACAATATTACTATAGAACAATATGATGGAGCCACTTATGGTGCTCATGTCTGGGGAAATAATAATGATGTTGATGTCTACCAAAGCGGAGATCATGATACTTTTCTTGATATACATGCTGATGGAGTGGAGTATGAAGGGTCTCAAACAGGTTCAGGAAGTAAGTATTCAAGAGTATATTGGTATGGAAATACTGATAATTCAGAGGTAAGTGTAACTCAACAAGACGCAGGAGCACATACAGCTTATATTACTCTACAAGGTAATTACTTAACTGATTTAACATTACTTCAACAAGGTTCAACAAATCAAAGTTATAATTTGACTCAATCTTGTTATACAGTAGGTGGTTGCACAGTAAGTGTGACTCAAGGAAATTAATATGCCTAGAAAGAAAAGAAACGGTAAACTTAAAAGAGCTGGAGTATCTGGATATAATAAACCAAAGAGAACTCCAAAACATAAAACTAAATCTCATGTAGTAGTCGCAAAAGTAGGCAAAAGAACAAAGACTATTAGATTTGGACAACAAGGAGTCAAGGGAGCTGGAAAGTCTCCTAAATCAACCGCCCAGAAAAAGCGTAGAGCCTCATTTAAAGCTCGTCATGCTAAAAACATAAAAAAGGGAAAAATGTCCGCAGCTTATTGGGCCAACAAGGTTAAATGGTAATAAGATTTTTACTTACAGGATTACTACTCGGACTATTCGTGTGGAATCCATACCCATTCAAGATTTTGGAACTTCAGACGTTCGATTGGCTTATGAAAACACAGCCCGAAGTTCAAAATCAGAATATAGTACTCGTCGATATTGACGAGGAAATCGTTGAAGCGTACGGAGGATACCCTCTTCCTCGCTCACTTTACTCAGATATGGTAGAGAGAACCTCGGGAGTCCCGGGGTTCACTATCCTTATGCCTGATCCAGACATTCGTGATAGCAACAATGACGCTAGACTATCAATTACCATGGCTGATAGACCAACTGTGTTAGCTTATGCAGCATCAACACAAGCAGATGAGCTAGGGCCTCATATAGGTACTGCTCAAATAGGAGGAAATCCAACAGAATGGCTATTAAATTATCCAGGAATTTTAAGACAGACACCAATACTATCAATCAACGCAGAAGGCAAAGGAGTCGTCAGTTCAAGGACGGAGCTAGACGGCGTCGTCAGGCGCGTGCCCGTAATCGTAGGTAGTAAAGACAAGGTATATCCAAGTTTTGCACTAGAAATGTTAAGAGTTGCAACAGGAGATATAAGTTATCAAGTTAAAACAGGCGAGTTCGGGGTAGAGTGGGTCAGAGTTCCTGCTTACGGAAAGATGAATACTGATGCAAATGGTAATATATGGATTAATACAAATGTAAAATTTTACAGACAAACCGCATCAGAGTTTTTAAGAAGCCCTGTAGAAGCCCCTTTTATAATTTTTGGAGTAACTGCAGAAGGAGTTGTTAACCCAGTTCCTACTGCTTCGGGTGCCAAGTATCCACATGAAATACAAGCAAACATATTACACAATCTCATAGAGGGAAAAGCACCTTCTATTCCAAATTGGAGCGCAGGAGTAGAGTTAGGAGCTGCAGTTCTAGCTTTACTACTGCTTTTTATTACTGCAAATAGAGTATTTTTAAGTGTACCAGCATTATTACTTGTATTAGGAGGTTCTGCTTATGGAACCTGGTATTTATTTCAATCTTCCTACTTATTTGACGTTAGCGGAATCGTAATTATCTCCATTCTTTTTTGGAGTATCGAAAGTTTCCGCAGTTTTATGAAGACCTATTTCGAGAAAATGGAGATAAAACGACAATTTGGAACGTATGTATCTCCCGCCTTGGTTAAAAAATTACAAAATAATCCAAAGTTGCTGAGATTGGGTGGGGTGACAAAACGTATGACTTTTCTTTTTTCTGACATTCGAGGATTCACACCAATTTCAGAAAAATACCAAAAAGATCCTCAAGGTTTGACTGCTCTTATCAATAGATTCTTAGATAATCAGACCGAAATAATTTTAAAGCACGGAGGCACTATAGATAAATACATGGGAGACTGTATTATGGCATTTTGGGGTGCCCCAATTGATGACGATAACCAAGTAGAAAATGCTACAAAAGCCGTACTCGAAATGAGAGAGTCGTTAGAGGAGTTAAATGAAAAACTTAAAGAAGAAGGATTGGATCAAATTAATACGGGAGCAGGAATTAACACAGGTCTTTGTGTGGTTGGAAACTTCGGCTCCAGCAATCGTTTTGACTATAGTGTGCTTGGTGACAGTGTTAATCTGGCTGCTAGGTTAGAAAGCAGTTGTAAGGAATATGACACAAGTCTAATAATTTCAGAATATAGTTTATTAGATAACTACGAGTATAAATTCTTAGACGAGGTTACGGTCAAAGGAAAATCAGAGCCAGTTAAAATTTATACCATAGAAAAATAACTCTTGACATTAGGTTCTTGTTTTGTTATAATTACCACTATGACGAAAATATAATTTTCAAGGATTAATAAGGAATATCACAATGGACGCAGACGAGGTAGCAATGGAACTGGCAAAGCACGAGGCCGTATGTGCGGAAAGATGGAAAACTGCATTTAACCGCTTTGACGACATCGACAAGTCAGTAAGCAGATTAGAAACTATAATGATTTCTGTCGCCGGAACTCTAATCGTAGGCGGCGGAGTAGCCATATGGGACTTACTAGTCAATCATATGTAAAGGAGAAACAATGGAATTAGATTACGAGAAAAAAGACATTAAAAAAGCACCTAAAGTGAAAGAAGGAATATATAAAAATGATAAAATGTATTCATTTCTTGATCGTAAAGGTTTTGAACTTAGTTTTGATACAAAAGAAAACGCTGAAATAGCGTATAAGAGGTTGTATGGCTAAGCAAGACCCAAAACTAAAAGAGTTAGAGAAGCTATCTACTACTGAAAAAGTAGAAGATAATCCTGTAGAGCTTTCAAAAAGAGAAAAAATTCTCCTAGCTAGAAAGAAACAACTACAGAGGCAGAAGAGATCGCGATTACCTGCATCTCTTAAATGAAAGAGAAGCTAAATTATGTAGAACGAATGGATATTTGTAAAAAATGTCCGCACTACAAAAAGTTTTTTAAAACATGCGATATATGTATGTGTTTTATGCCCTTAAAAACAAAAGTTAGATGGGCAAAGTGTCCTTTGGGCAAGTGGAGATAGGTATGCCATACGGTAAGGGAACATACGGCTCACGAGTCGGTAGACCAAAAAAGAAGAAAAGAAAAAACAAAAAGAGGAAAAAGTAAATGATAGATTATATCAAGATAAAATGGACTCAATTCTGGAACATTATTACTGGTAAGGATAAGAATTGGGACGGTTCAGTAGATATCAAAGATAAAATGATGGAAGCTGAAGAAAAAGCTAAAGCAGAAAGCTAAGAGAGGCTTGGCCTCGTTCAGGGCTAATATGATAAGAGATGATAAATTCATCAAGGATCTGAAAAAGATGTCATGGCTACTTGACGGAGTCATTAAGCAAACTCACGCGACTTTAGAAGAGAATAGAGAAGTAAGAAAACTACTCAATCTCCCTAAAACCGTACATAACAAAAAAAGATTAACTAATTATTTAGATAAGGCGTCTCATTTTTGATACGCTAAGAGCATAAGGAGAAACAATGAGATTTAAAGTAGAAGGAGCATCTGCAGCCGCAGGAGCAAACGTTGGGGCAGCTAGTACTGTTCAAGACTCAACTGAAGTATTAATTGTTAATACAACAGCCAACCCACATTTAGTCACTATAGCAAATAGTTCAGACACAACTTTAGGTACCTTTAATTTAGCTGGAGGCGACGCGGTAGTCATTGTTAAGGCTGCTAGCGATCAAATATTTGCAGCAAACGTAGGTGTTACACTAAGTCCTGTCAACACTAGAGTATAAGGAAAAAATGAGCATACCCACAATAGACATAAAACAAGTATGGCTTGATGAAGCTTGGATGGTCAGTAATAATGTTATTGATAAAATTCAGGAAAAAGAAGCTCGTGGTAGACACTTAACACCTACAGAAATGGAATACACAAAAATTTGTGGGGCGTATTTATATCTTTATAAAATCGCAAAAGAGAGTAATTTACTCGAACAAACAGACGAACTAACTAAAACCGAGACAATCCATTGAGTATAGATATTAGCAGAGCTGATATTGAATCAGATTACTTGATGGATTTCAATTCAGATACTCGATTCATTAAACTTCCAATATCAGGATACATGGATTTATTAGGAATCGAGCCTAATTCAAGTCAAAGAGCAATCATCAATGCAGTTAATAATCCCAAATATAGATTTGTATGTGCCGCAGTTTCAAGACGGCAAGGAAAAACTTATATTTCAAATATAATAGGACAACTTGTTTGTTTGGTACCAAACAGTCATGTACTACTTATGTCACCAAACTATTCACTTTCCCAGATATCGTTTGATTTACAAAGAAATTTGATTAAACATTTCGATTTAGAGGTAATAAGAGACAATGCGAAAGACAAAGTTATCGAACTTTCAAACCACAGTACGATTAGAATGGGATCAATTAATCAAGTCGATTCTGTTGTGGGCCGATCCTATGATCTTATCATTTTTGACGAAGCTGCGTTGGTGGACGGAAAAGATGCTTTCAATGTGGCTCTCCGTCCGACCTTAGACAAAGACAACTCAAAAGCAATATTTATATCTACTCCACGAGGTAGGAATAATTACTTTGCAGAATTTTGGTACAGAGGATTTACTACTGAATTTCCTGAATGGGCAAGTATAAAAGCTACTTGGCATGAAAATCCACGAGTATCAGAAGATGACATTAAAGAGGCAAAAAAGACAATGTCTCAAGCAGAATTTGCTCAAGAATATCTTGCTGACTTTAATGTTTATGAAGGACAAATATGGGCATTTAACCATGAGAAATGTACTTCAGCACTAGACCAGTTTGATACTAGTAATATGGACGTATTTGCTGGACTTGATGTGGGTTATAAAGACCCAACAGCTTTCTGTGTAATAGCTTATGACTGGGACAAGAAAAAATTCTATGTTTTAGATGAGTATTTAGATTCAGAAAGAACAACCGAACAACACGCATTACAAATTAGAAAAATGATTGAGAAGTGGGATATCGATTGGATATACATTGACTCCGCTGCTCAACAAACAAGATTTGATTTTGCACAAAATTATGATATAACAACCATAAATGCGAAGAAGTCAGTATTAGATGGAATTGGTCATGTAGCAGGAATTGTTGATAATGACGACCTTTATGTAGATCAAAAGTGTCAACAAGTAATTGCATGCTTAGACCAATATCAATGGGATCCAAACCCTAATCTGATGAAAGAAAGACCGAAACACGATGGAGCATCGCACATGGCAGATGCGTTAAGATATGCACTTTATACATTTGAAACTACAGCCACCTCGTTTTAATAACACCTGTCAAAAATATTTCTTGACTTTTGGTGTAGAATTAGGGTATAATTCATGATAAGAGTTAGATATGAAATTTAAGAGAGATTTAGTCAAATACGTACGAGACAAGGCTAAATCCCAGTACAAGAAAGGAAGCGAATGTTATATTTGCGGCAAAACAGAAGAACTGGATTTTCATCACTTTTATGGATTGACCGAACTACTAGAAACTTGGCTACGCACTAATAATATAATAATTGAAAATGAACAAGATATCCTAGAGATTCGTGAGCAATTCATAGATGAAAATCATGAATTAGTGTACACTAAAACGGTGACTCTCTGCCATCAGCACCATTTACGACTTCACTCAATATATGGTAAAAGACCCAAATTGATACACGCAGAGAAACAGGAAAGATGGGTCGAGAAGATGAGAAGTAAGAACTATGGCATGGTATGATTTTTTAATAGGCAGGAACGCCGAAACGGATGAAGAAAAACTAAATCCGTCACAATACGCAATCTCTCGTAATGAGGGATTGACTGTCGATACGCGCGAAGTAGTCACCAATTATAAGAACGCGTACGAACAATTAGAAATAGTAAACAGAGCAGTCAATATGATTGTTGATGATGTAGCAGAGATTCCTTACTCTGTAGGAGATAAAAGAACTGGTACTACTGATGTAGTAAAAAATCTAAGAAAATCAAGAGTAGATTTATTACTGAACACAGAACCTAACCCATTTCAAGATGTAAGTGCATTTAAAAGAAATCTGATAATTGACTTACTAATTGATGGTAATATCTTTATATATTTTGATGGAGCACATTTGTACCATCTACCAGCAGACAAGGTAACGATACATACTGACGATAAAACTTATATATCAAAATACGAGTTTGATTCGTCTATTGAATACTCAGTAAATGAGATTATTCATATTAAAGAAAACAGTTTTAATTCCATTTATAGAGGAGTTCCAAGATTAAAGCCAGCATGGAGAACTATGCAACTACTTGGAAGTATGAGAAAGTTTCAAGACAACTTCTTTAGAAATGGAGCAGTTCCAGGATTAGTACTTAAGAGTCCTAATACTCTTTCTGAAAAGATTAAAGAAAGAATGTTACAAGCCTGGAGTATGCGATATAATCCGAACACTGGAGGTAGAAGACCTCTTATTTTAGATGGTGGTTTAGAAGTATCTCCAATGTCTGAAATAAATTTTAAAGAACTAGACTTTCAAGAATCAATTAAAGCAAACGAAAAAATTATTCTTGAAGCTATGGGAATTCCACCTATCCTTATGGACGGTGGCAATAACGCAAATATAAGACCAAACCATAGACTTTATTACTTAGAAACTATACTACCTATAGTTAGAAAAGTGGGATATGCGTTTGAGAGATACTTTGGATTTAAACTTAATGAAGATGTAACAGGTATTCCTGCTTTACAACCAGAATTAAGAGACCAAGCAGCTTATTATGCTACACTTGTAAATACAGGAATTATAAGTGCAAACGAAGCAAGAGAAGCTATGGGTAAAGATCCAATAGACGGATTTGATGAACCTCGTGTACCTGTAAACTTAGCAGGTTCAGCCGTAAATCCAGAGGAAGGAGGACGTCCAGAGGAAAGTTCTCCAATAGAGGAAGAATAATGACAAAAAATATGATGTTAAAAGCTGTATCCGATTTTTTCGCCGCAAAAGGTGTAGAAAGTATGGATTTAGCTACTTATAAATCCTATGGAAGTGACGCCCCTGTTAAAGACTACTTGCTTAGAAGAGCATTTGGTTCATGGAACAGAGTCCTTTCTGTAGTAAAACATAGACACCCTGTCGAAGTACCTGTAGAAGAGCCTGTAGTTGAAAAGAAAGCAGCTCCAAAGGCTAAGAAAGAGGTTAAGAAAGATGTCAAATAAAATATTTCATTGGACTAATACCTTCAAAACCTTAGGTGAAAATGACGATGGTGGGATTGATATTAAAGGTTCTGCAAGCACAAACGCGCTAGATAGAGCTGGAGATATTATAGAACCAAGTGCATGGACAAAAGGTGGATTAGATAATTATAAAAGTAATCCAATTCTTTTATTTAACCATGACTATAACAAGCCTATCGGCAAAGCAACCGGTTTAGAAGTAACTGATTCAGGCTTAGAGATAAACGCAAGAATATCTAAAGCAGCTGGAGAAGTGAAAGATTTAGTTAAAGACGGTGTCCTTGGAGCCTTTTCCGTTGGTTTCAGAGTCAAGGATGCTGATTATATGACGGAAACTGACGGATATAAAATCAAGGACGCGGAACTATTTGAAGTGTCCGTAGTATCTGTTCCTTGTAATCAAGGCGCTACTTTTTCAGTAGCAAAGTCCTTTGATACAATGGACGAATACGAAAAGTTCAAGAAAAACTTTATCAAGGCTAACTCAGAAGAAACAGCAGACGCTGTGAAAGTTGAGCAGCCAAGCGGGGAGAAATCCCATAAAATGGAGACTGATATGTCAGAAGAAAACAAATCTCCTGAAGCAGAAAACTTCGATCTTGATGCATACGCAAAAGATGTAGCTGAAAAAGCAGTTGCAGAATATGCTATGAAGCAAGCAGAAGCAAAAGCAGCACAAGAAAAAGCAGACGCAGAAGCAGCTGAGAAAGCCGCAGAAGTTGAAGCTCAAGAAAAGGCTGCTCAAGAAGCTAAACAGGAAGAACAAAAAGTTGTTGTTCAAGCAGGATTATCAGGCGCTGAAAGACTCATGGAAGATGTTGAGAAGAGAGTCAATGAGAAGCATGAAGACTTAGGAAAAGTAGTTAAATCTCTTGAAAAAGAGTTAGCAGAAAAGTCCGAAGAAATCATGAATATCAGAGAATCAAAAAGAATCTTCTCTGACAGACAAGGTCAAGGCGACTGGAAAAAAGCTTTTGAGCAAGACATTGTTGATGCAAAATTTGCTGGTCTAGCGACTGGTAAAGGTTGGAACAACGACTATGCAAAATCTGTTATGGAAAAAGTTAATACTCATTCAGGTATTGATGTATCTTCAGCAGACTTTGAACAAGTCGTTTCAACAAACGTAGAAAGAGATATTCAGAATGAATTGGTGTTAGCACCTCTATTTAGAGAAATTCCAATGAGTTCCGCGAATATGATTATCCCAATCCTACCAGATGCTGGTTACGCTGAATTTACAGGTAACGCACAAGCATCAGGTTCAGCACCTCATGGTAACTTAGATCCAAGAGGCGATGCATATGATCCTGCAAATGGTGCCGGTATTGTGATGACTGAAAGAACTCTTTCAACTAAAAAACTTATTTCACAATCATACTTAGGTAATGAAACTGAAGAAGACGCAATTATGCCAATATTACCACTAATCAGAGAATCAATGGTTAGATCTCATGCTCGAGCAATCGAGAATGCTGTTCTAGCTGGTGACGACGCTGATGGTGCTTTTGGTACTTCAGGTGCGGCTTTTGAAGGTATACTTCACCTAGCAAGAAATGACTCAGATTATACGCAAAGTACTACTGCATTCGCAAGTGATACTGTTACAGCAGCTGAGTTACTCGCATTGAGAAAAAATATGGGTAAATATGGTGTGAACCCAAGTGAAGTCGTGTACATCGTTTCACAAAGATCATACTTTGAATTATTAGAAGATGCTGAGTTCCAAGATGCTAACCTAGTTGGCGACATGGCAACTAAAGTTAAAGGTGAAATCGGACAAGTGTTCGGTTCAAAAGTCTTACTCTGTGATGAGTTTGCAACACCTGCAGTATCTAAGTTCGCAGCAGTAGCTGTTAACCCAAGAAACTTTGTAATGCCAAGATTAAGAGGCGTTACAGTTGAGTCTGACTACGAAGTTGGCAACCAAAGAAGAGTCCTAGTGGCTTCTCAAAGAATTGGATTTACAGATCTAATCGACGGTGCTACAAGTAAGTGGGCATACATGTACAAAGCTAGTTAATAGCTGACAGATTTGGAGGGGAGCAATCCCCTCCAACTTTTAAGAGGAATTATGGCAAATTTAGTAACAATACAACAGTATAAGGACTTCGCGGGGATTACTGGAGTAAACCAGGACGCCAAGCTTAATGTTATTATCCCCTCTGTAAGCCAAGCCGTAAAAACTTATTGTGGTACTTCTTTTGTAGATTATTATGGTACAGATAAGACTGAGTACTTTGATATTACTGATGATTCAACTACAGCTGTAATGGTAGACGAGAGTCCGCTTGTAAGTGTAAGTTCAGTACAAGAAAGAGAAAGTCAAGATGATGATTATACTACACTAATCACAGAAAATTCTGATAGTAGTGGCAAGTATGAATACATTGTTGAGCTTGAAAAAGATTTAATAAGAAGAACTACTGCAAGCGCTGATAAAGCATTTCCAAAAGGAAGAAGAGCAGTAAAGGTGGTGTATAGAGCAGGATATTCTGCAACACCTCAAGACTTAAGACTTGCATGTTTTGATATGATAAAATATTACTTAAAAGATGAAAGAAAGTCAAGCATGTCTATAGCAGGAGCTCAGTTAAGAAACGAAGTTTCTACTAGCTTAAGAGATAATATAGATTTTCCTGATCATATCAAGAGAATACTAGATTTCTATAAAGTTTATAAATAGTGAGCAAAGTTACTCTTAAAAGAAGTGTATCTAAATCTATAAAAGGAACAAAATTTGGAGATATGCTTAAAGAAGTCAAATCAGACTTCAGAAAAAGCGCCTATAAATGGAGACAAGGAATAGCTTCAACCATAGAGGGAGAAGTAACGGGAACTGATAAATTTTTTGAAGAACTCGGCGAAGCAGTAGATAGTTTAGCTTTAACAGAAAAACAAAGACAGTTATATTACCAATATAGAGAAACTCAAACTCAAGACAACTTAGCTGATGCTATTAGACAATTATCAAGAGAGTTTAAAATTACAGATACTTATGAAGTTGACCACTTAACAATGGCACCGATTAATCAAAATCTTACTTTAGTAATTTTAGCACTAATGGAAGAGAAAGACTTAATTGACTCCGGAGCACAAGCTGTAACTGGAGCCACTGCATTAGGTTATGAAGGAGAGTTTGCACAAACAGCTCGAAACGAGTTTAAGAATGGAGACACAACTAACTTAACACAAGCTATAAACAAAACCCTTTCAAGACTTAGAAAAGTAAGAGCATCTGGAGAAGTAATTGAAAGATTATATAATGCAAACAAAGATATTACTCCTAAAGCTTTAACAGAAGGATTAAAAGAATTACAAGATACTCAAGGAAGAATAGATATAGATTTTCTTAAGGAAAAAGACCTTGGCTTAGGAAAAGACGGACAACTAGCAAAATTTGCTATAACTGCTAAAGCAGACCACGAAAAGAAAACTAGATGGCAAAGAGCCCAAGGAGTTTTAAGGTCGAGAATACTAGGAGGAAATCCTAAATTTAAGCCTTCCGAAGTTTGGTTAAAACAATTAACTGACGAGTTCGGACAAGCTGTAAAAAATGCAGGTATAACAAGTATTACAGGCTCTGAGAGTATTGCTGATGGTTTAGGTAAAGATATGGCTGATGTTTTTTCAGGAAAGAAACCAAGAAAAAGAAAGACCAAATCTAAACTTAAAGATTCCAATAGAGGAAATATTAGAGTAAAGAAACCTAAATCTTTGAGAGGAGTTAAATCTAAACTTTCAGAGGTAAATACTATATCTCAACTTGGGGCTATAAGAGCGAGTAGAGCAAATAACTCAAGAAATATAGAAAGAGGTGCAGCAGATATACAAAAAGAGTTAAATAAATTAACAACTTTAATTAATCAAAGACTATCTGCTCAAGTTAGAAGAAATATGGGATATCCTTACCTAACAAATAGGTCAGGAACATTTTCAAATAGTGTAAGACTACTTAGTTTAAGAAAAGCAAACAAAACTATAGTTGGAGAATACACATATATGAGAACAGGAGGAGGGACTCCTCCAAGATCGGGTCAGCCAGGAGTATATGAGACCTTCGAAGGAACTGGAGTTTATTCAGATAGATGGTTAAAAACATATGACCCTAAGCTTTTAATCTCTAAAAGTATAAGAGAGTTAGCACAAGAATACACTACTCAAAAATTTACACTTAGGAGAAGATAATGGCTTATAGAACTGCCCGAAAAAAGATTGCTGAAGCATTAGCTGAAAAATTGAATGAAATTGATGGAAACTATCCCTATAATTCAAATATTTTTGATAATGCTTCATCAGGAATGGTCTTTTTAGACGATATAGAACAATATCCTAAGGTATGTTGTGTTGCAGGAGACGAAAGCAGACAATATTTACCAGACGGATTTAAATGGAGATTTTTAATTATGTCCATTAGAGCATATGTCTCAAACGAGGACGATGCTCAAGAGGAATTAGCATTATTACTTGAAGATATTGAAAGAATAATCGACGAGAATGATGTTTTAGTGTATGACGACGACGTAGACCCTAATTTACAGACTACATCTATAACGATACAGTCTATAACTACTGACGAAGGAGTAATTGCTCCCTTAGGTATAGGAGAAATAGTCGTAGAAGTACGATATTAGGAAACGATAACGCTCATTAATGTGATGCGGAATCCTTTCCAAAGCAATAATAGGAGAAAGCAATGGCTTTAAATCTATCGAGAAATACCAAAGTGTTTGTCAGCTCTGTAAATGGAGTAACAGCTGCTGGAGGTAACGTTTTAACCGTTGATGCAAGCTCAGGAACTAACTCTGGTCACGCTGTTGGTGATATATTGACTTTTGCTACTACTTCTGGTAGTGGTACAGGTTTCAAAGCAATCGTAGCAGCTGTGAGTAGTGGTGCAGTAACTGAAGTCTATATTCCCAATAATTTTAGGGGGACTGGATATGCAGACAACGATACAGTTACAACAGCATCAGGTGGAACCACAGGTAGTGGTAACGCTGGTTTAGTATTAACAATTAACGGCGTTACTTCAGGTACAACTGCTCAAGGTAGCAGAACTGGTACTGGTCTTTTTAAAGGAAACGAAAAAGACGCAAACACATTCAGAATCGGTGTATTAGATGGTTATAGTTTTTCTCAAGCTTCGGAAGCAACTGATGTAACAATCAATGAGGCTGGTGCATCGCCACAAAGGGGATCAAAGAGATTCAATGATTCTCTTTCTCCTGCAGAATGGTCTTTCCAAACATATGTAA